CGGTCTCTTTCTCAAGTTCTTTCTTAGCCGTAATAGCCTTCTTCTTGTACGCAGAGCGGTCATTGTACATTGTCTCCATAATTTCGGGCAAGAACCCATGGCGTTCTTTCGTAAAGAACTGGCCATTAGGTGTTAGTGTGCAATGTAGTGAAGATAGTTCGTTAAGATCATGTCGCTGAAAAAGTAAACTATCAACGTTAATACGATTGTTAAGTATAGACCTTTGGATGTCATTATAGTTCTCCGGTTCAATGATAGTATCAGGGCTGATATTGTATTGCATGATCAAGTGTGGATACAGACTGTTCAAGTCGAATGAAGCAACCCACTTGTGCATACCAAGAATTGGATCCTTAACGAATGCGCCCTCATACATAGCATCTTTACTGTGGCGCTCAATAGGATTGACCACCATATTCTTCTTGCGAAGATGGTTATAAACAATAGCATCCCACATACGCACCTGAGAGAATGCATCATCTGGATTTGTCTTACTATCATATGCAAGAGTTAGAACAAGCTCAATCAATTTCAGCTTATCATCTAGACGACCAACAAGTTCAACGTCCTTGATGTTATACTCAATGAATAACTGGTAGTTCTGCTTATAGAGACTGTGAAGATTACCATATTCTTCATATGACAACTTGTGTTCACCAATCTCTTCGTGAGCAATAGCATCAAGACGATAAGATTCCTGAGACTGGCCACCAGGCGCAAACTTACGATACATGGTGATATAGTCAAGAGTTGCAATGCCGAGAAGCCTATAGACAATCTCTTCTTTACCGACCTTGTTAGTGGCCCTAGATTCGTTGATTACACTCCAAGGCGAAAGACGATTAGCTTCCGATTCACCCATTATCTTACGAATGCGGTTTACCAAATAGACGATATCAAATCGTTCTACATTCCAGCCAGTGATCACATCAGGATAGTTACGTGACCATTCGTCAAGAAAACGCTTGAGTAGATCATACTCATCGCGGCACTTGCGATAGTCTACATCATCACGATAGTTATTGAAATCGCCACAGCCAAATACGACAAAGCCGTTTTGATTTGACTTCATCGTGATAGAGATAACTTTTTCGTTTGCAAATTCTTGCTCAGGGAATCCGTTATCAGATTCGACCTCAATATCTATGTTGACAACATTCATGAGGCTAATATCCCAATCTATATCATCGCTGAAATGATCTGAGATAAACTGATACTCATAACGTTGATTGCCGTAAATCTTGAAGCCTTGAACGTCTTCGTATTGTTTAACGAAGTCGCGGGCCTCACGAATATTACCTGGCTTCATCTCTGATACATGATTACCAGTAACAGAAGTAAACGCTGTAGGTACTTGTGACGGTACATACAGCGTTGGGAAGTAATCAATCTTACGGCTCACTTTTCTTCCATCTTCAATACCGCGATAGAGGATCCGTGAGCCGTAAACTTGAACGTTTGTGTAAAATGATTTCATTATTTTCCAGGTAGGATGAGATTAGAAGAAGGCACAACGAGCCCGCCAAACATGTTATTATATTGGTTCAGGAACTCTTTGATTGGATTCATTGTAGCAAGTACATGAGATTTGTCAAGAGTAAACGTCTTATCTTCACTGAAATCCGCCCATGGAGCAAAGCCAATATTCGGCGTCTTTGGATCCATCTTGTTCGGCATCACAACGATACGAACTGGGTTCTTGATGATACAAACAACTTCACTACTAGGAAGAATTTCAGCGATAATTTCATCGCCCGTGATAAGCTTAAGAATCTTAATATTTTCAACTACCGCCATTATTCAAACTCCGCCAAAAGATCAAATACACCTACAGTCATCCACTTAGTGGGAATGTAGGTAAGATTGGAGCCTGACTCCGACTTATAGACATACTTGTTATCGTAGTCCATAACCTTAGCAAGCTTCTCCCACTTGCCATCATAGGCGCGCTGCTTAAACGTAGTTTCAAGAATATTCATAGTCTCTCCTTAATTAAATATTGTGCCGTTCATCTTTTCTTCGGTGGTAACGAATACCATTCGTTCTTCATCGTCTGTATAGTATACAGGGTTTAGCCCTGCTTGTCTATAGTCTTCTGCATATTTTAGTGCTATGTGGAAATTGCTGTCAGGGCCGGATAGTTCTGCTGCTTGTCTAATAATGTCTTCGGAAATAGTCTGATATGCCATAGTTCTATTCCTTCTAAAAGGTTACCATACTCCGTCTTCTATCATCCACGCGCGACCATTCTCTATGAGTTTACCAATACAATCATCACAAATATTGCCTGTCTTATATTTATCTTTTTTCAAAGCAAATTTTTGCATATCGTAGAAAGAACCATACTGAGCAATGATATAAAAATCTCCATTCATTAGATAGAGAGTTGCAGCACACCCATAACTATGATCGTTTTTCTTTGTTGAAGAATAGAACTCTTGTTCACAGGTGTTACACTTCATCAGTCCCATAGTCCTCGGTAATATTTGCCAAAGAGTCGAAAACCGTTTGCGATACGATCATGAATTACCTTACGCTCGGCAAACTTATCATCATCCCAACCTTCAGGCTGACGCTTATAGATTTCCATTTCCCACTCTTCATCAATCTCTTTTTCAAAGGCATAGATCATTTCATCCATGACCCATTCCCAACGCCTATGATGGTTGCTATCTGTATCCCATATATATTCTTTTGGTTCGGCCACAGTAGAGCGAAGGTGCTCAGGAACATCTTCATCATCAACAGCCGGAGAACCGTGCTTGGTAGCCTTGAGTTGCTTCAACATAGGAAGAACGATAAGAGCAAGAGTATGATCCATATTCCAAGTATCATACTTATCAATACGAACCTTGACATTGCGTTCCTTTTTACTGTGTATCCAATCGCAGAACTTGCCAACCCATGTATCAGCGAGCCATTCACCAAAGTTATGGACACGTTCATCTTCATCCTTGTCCATCCAGAACAGGATCTTTTCTGCGATCTGGTATGGGCCAATCCAGTTACAATATGGACCGATATAAACTTTCATTTCTCTAGTGCCTCTGTAATATAGTCTCTGATTTCCAATAAATCAGCACGATAAGCCAGTTTGACATAGCCATCGTGCCGATCATTATTCATTTCACGGATGAGAAAATCAAGTCTTTTGATAATCTCTTCAGTCTTCGGTTTTTTCTTCTCTTGGGATATTTTCATCGATTACCTTATTTGCTGCATCTACAAGAGTTGCCAAAAGACCCTTTCGCGCGAAAAGCAAAAGAGTATCGTAATCCATAGTCACGGCGATAGTCGCACTACCATCTTCATTTTCAATAAATTCATCTAGTGTAAAGTTATTCATTGATCTTTTTCTTCCTTAGAGAGAGGTCTTTTTTGTGACCGCCTTTTCAAGAGTCTCAATAGTTACAGATTGGCAAATATAATACACTTTGCCTGCATTAGTGCCAATTTCAGATTGCTTTAGTTCAATGATGGCTTTTCCTGCCTCATTACACATAGCTTCGTTATTGTATGCTAATTCATTTGGGAAACGAACATCAGCGTATACCTCGCCAGTGTTCATAATTGTGGTCAAAACGACAAACCAAATCATGGTTATACCTCATATTAAAATTGGAGCGGGATACGAGATTCGAACTCGTTTCTCTAGCTTGGAAGGCTAGGGCACAACCCATATACCAACCCCGCGATATTTGTATTTAGTCTACTAACTTTGAAATATTCAGTAGTTCAGGAAACTTCCTCTCAAGAAGAATAAGGGCTTCCTTTTTATTGCCACGATTCCAATGATATTCAATTGCTATGATATCGGTCTGACCGTTTTCACTGACATAGAAGCCTCGCGCTTCAAGTTCCTCGACCAAATCCGAGTCGTGAAAATCATCAAGATTAATGTCAACTTCAACATATTGTGAAACGCTAGGCATATCTTCCTCTGTGTATCTGTCAGTTTGGATATAATACACTATCCACTAAAAATGTCAACACTCTTTTCTATCTTCAGCAGTATAAAAATCAAATCGATGATGTAGAATAGGACTTAATGCCAGACTGGCAGCCTTGATTTTACCTTGCTTCTGAAGTTGGAATACATGGCTCATCCAAGTCTGCTCGAAAGGATGTGCCCATTTTGTATCAAGAAATACTTTCTTATTACCCTGTCTGGAGAACCAGAGAGGCCAATTACAGTAATGGAATTCGCCTTCAAAATATTTTAGATCCTTGTGTCGCTTTCCTTTGAATATTTCCGTTTCAGGAGGATCACTTGATAGACCTTCTTTTGGCAACTCTTTGTGGTCTGGAAAGTATTGATCTCTGATATGCTGAGGCACATTATACCAAGCCCATTGTGTATTATTGGTTCCATAAAATTCAGAGAATGACAGCTTCAGATAATCATACTGGTTCTTGTGAATTATGTCAAGTGATTTTATGTACAGCTTTTCAATGTACGTAGAAAACCCAGAAACACACTCCGCATCTGAAGGATCATTTAGTGTCATATCATCTTCTAGAAAAAGATAGTATTCTGAATTGCTCTCATTGAAATGTTCTGCGACAAACTGTCTAGCGCCGCAGATGCCTAGATTCTCTTCTTTCTTGATATGCTCAAATCCATATTTTTGACATAGCTCACTGTATATTGGATAGTTAATCGCTTCAGTTGAATTATCGATAAGGATCTTTCTTGTCTTATTGATAAAATCTGAGTCATTCTTAATATACGATTCGACTAAAGCTTCAAACTGTTTTGGGCTGTTGAATGTTAACACATACAGAGAAGTCTTTAGATCCTCTGCTGTTTTCTTTTTATCCCAAGGTATTAGTTCAGCATTAGGAAAATTATACTTCTTAACATCTTTCAACGTATCAAAAAATGGATATACAAGACCGTTACTAGACAGTTCAAATCTATGCGTATCTTCTGGATACAGATACGTCAACATAGTATGGAAATTCTCTTCTGTTCCCATATGCCCGTTATGTAATGTTTCGTGGGCTATATTGTAGTATTTGCCGTTAAATTTCTTCAGTCTATCTTTATGCCCACCAAAGAAACCTCCGCGACAAACATATGTTGTCTTGTCTACACCACAGTACTCAGCGAATTTACCGCTTTCGAAACCATGAACTTCCAAATCACTCTCATATGGAAATGAAAGAAACAGTAGTTTGTTCTTGATCGACTTCATATAGTCTTCAAGCGAGGCCATGTTTTTTAGATATTCTAGTGCTACCGTGTTTGTTAGGCCGCCATCAATCCAAAAGAAATAGTCGGTGTTGAGAGTATTTCTGGCCGAACAGTCATGTAGAAAGAAAAACTTTGACATGACAATTGGATTATAATATTCGAGTTTAGCTTGAGGTGATTTTTCTAACCAATCAATTCTCTTGTACCAATTCTCATCAGCCCTTATCTCTTGAACTACTTTGAAGAAATCAAAGTTGGTTTTAAAGTTTTCAAGATTGTAAGGTATGATTGTGGTATTTTTATCTGATCGTCGGCTCTCCACATAAGATACTAGATTATCTGGAACATACACGCACATATTGAAGTCTAGTGAGAGTAGCTTATCGAAATGGTCTAGATAATGATCGAATGATCTACCAAAGTCATTTAGTGTGTCTCTCTTTATATCCCACAAGCCAGTCACCAATGTGAAGTTTGGCATCTTACTTGAAGATTCTATAATTGGCCTTTGAATCTTTTTAGTAGAATCTTTTCTTTTGACCTTACACACCCAAACGACAGATTGAAACTCTTCGCTCATTACTCTCTCTAGGCCATTGTCTTCAGAAGCTTTTGAGATATTGCTCTCGGTTATTTCACACCAATTCCAAATTTTCTCTTTTACATTATCTTCAAAGTATTCATTCGACTCGGAATAATCATGAGCTAAGATGTAATCGCCAGGCTTTAGATAGTATGCAATAGAGTTGAATTCAGATATCTTAGAGCCGCCATCGCACAAAACGACAGTTACGCCTGGGCTCTGTATGTGAGGGATAAGATCATGATCTGGTTTTAGTTCGTATTTTTCATTAAAGATGTTCTCTAGCCGAGCATCTATTCCTGTTTCTACTAATCTATCATGACAACCATGATCATGAATGTCATAGGTTCTAACGGGTACAGACAATTTCAAACTCTCCATAATATCATGAAGAGCTAGAGTAAGCCCGCCGCCAGCAGTACCTATTTCAATTATTCTTTCGGGCCTGATATCAGATAAGAACTTTTCAAATACAGAGTAAAATTTCTCATGCTGCATAGCAGTCAAGTTTTTATATTCAAGATAGCCCTTCATTTACCCCTGCCTGTTGGCCTCACGTTTGGCTTTTGTACGCGCCCTTGCGGCTTGGGCGATTTCGATTTTACGTTCTCTTGTCGCATAGAGCCATTCGGTGATTTCTTCGGCCGTCCTGCCGCAGCCTCGGCAAGTCTTTTCTTCGTCGCTTCTATATGGTCCTTCACTGTCATATTCGCATACCTTTGTGCAGATTGAGTTTGTCATGCCTTATTTACAAGTTCTTCTATTGAATGAAGTAGTTGAGTGTGATCTTGATACTTCTCGAATATATAGTTGCTCTTCTTTGGTATACCCATAGTAAAGCAATCTGATTCTTGATGACCGAATGCATAAAAAGTCTTAGACGGATCATTCAAGTTTTCACCCGTAGATACATAACAAAATGGTCCAGAGTTTCTACCAACAAGAAGACTACAATACTTAGATAGATATGAAATTTCGTTTAGATCACATCTATCAGACTTGATGATATCTCCGGTGTAGATAACATTTTCTGTGCTTGTTGAAATCTTGTGAGTTGTGATAAATGTCTTGTTTGGATGTTTTTGAGCGAGTGGATTGATAATCCATTCCATTGATCCGTTATACTCACATTGGCCTGATAGTGCAGGTCCATTACAAAACATGATCTTCGGCTTTGTATCTTGATCAAGATACGACCTCACATTAGCCAGATCATACTTGCTATAGTCTACATACGGCAGATAATTTTCTACAGGGCCAAGCTTCAGCTTTTTATTGAAGGCGGTATTGATCTCTTCATAGATATCAGCCCACATCTTCATGTTGAAGTTAAGTGTGCATTCACCAGTATACTTGTCAAAGTAAGAGCCAATCCATGTGTTAAGAAACAGCATGTCTGGATCTTTTGGACGGAACACCTTTGTTTTGTTATCTATACCTTCAAGTCTGACCGTCTGGATCTGTAAGTCTTCAATAGCTCGCGGATCTTTATTGTGAGCATACAAGACCTTTTCTTTACCGAGAAGCTTGATGACCTCGCGCACGAAAGGCTTAGAATGAAATAGATCACCGTTATGATAGAAGTTGAAGAAACAAACCTTTGTCACTGGACGCCCTTGTATAGCTTAACAGAATCCTCACGAAGCGACCTGCCCTTGATAATAGAATCATCAATGATTGCATTCAATGCAGCAACAAGCTTTGGTCGCTTTACTTTGAAACAGATATCGACCTTACGCTTTAGATCGGCCAATTCTTCATCAGACTTTGCGGCCTGCATAGCATCTTCAAGATGCCATGTACGAATGTGGAGAATAGCCAGCTTCTCTAAAACTTCACCAATACTATCGGATGCGGCATAGTCTGGAGGATCGACACCCCACATCTCTCTCATTCCAAGTCTTTCATTCACATATTGCTTAATCGCAATATCAAGCATCTCAGAAACGATCTTATTGCTCATCACAAACTCCTAATGATATTTTCAAGTATATTCATTTCTCTATCACCAACAAACTGGTTATTACCTATATAGATGCCATTTTCATGAAGAACGTCAACATTGTATGGGCC